TTGGCATAATGATAAAATTGTTGCAAAAGGTGGTGAAGAAACACTAGTAATAGATAATCTAACAGGTGAAGAAGTTAGATATGGCGACAATGTAAATAAACCAGGTACATGTGCAATTAAAATGTTAGCAACAGATTATGTAAATGCAATACCAACAGGAAATCCAGAAGTAAAAACAGATGGTGATTATAAAATATTAGTTTGGAAACAAGCAGGAACTTTAATGGTATCATAATGGCACACTTTGCAAAAATAGATTCAAATAATTTAGTAGAAGATATTGTCTTTGTAGATAATAGTATTACCTATGAAACATATGATGATGATACTTCAGTAGAATTTGAACAAAGAGGTATAGATTATTTAAAAGGTATTTTTGGTAGTGATACCGTATGGAAACAATGTTCATATAATACTTGGTCTAATCAACATAAATTGGGTGGTAAACCATTTAGATTTAATATGCCTGAAATAGGATATACTTATGATTCATTAAGAGATGGATTTATTCCACCTAAACCAGGTAATGACTACATATTAATAGAAAAAAAATTACAATGGACTTCAATGATGAATTGGACAAGTCAATATAAAGAACAAGTAAAATGTTGGAGGGATGATATCTAATGGCAGTTACACAAAAAACAGCTGAAAATTTTGGTTTAGACCAAGGTGCGACATTTAGTAAAAACTTTACAGTAACTACTGATGGTTCAACTGCTTATGATATTTCAGGTTTAACATTACAAGCACAAATGAGAAAGTCTTTTGATTCATCATCAGCAACTACATTTACAGCAAGTGTAGTTACAGGTTCAAGTGGCATTTACAAATTAGTATTATCAGAAACAACAACTGCCTCAATAGAAGCAGGTAGATATGTTTATGATGTAGAATTAACATTATCAGATTCAACTGTTGAAAAGGTTCACTATGGTGTTGTTACTGTACATCCAGAGGTAACAAAGATATAATGAATGAACTACAAGAGTTTTTCCAATCTGTTGCAATAGAAAAAAAGAAAGTGGCTGAAGAACAGGCACGAATACAAGCAAGAGAAGAAAGATTAAAACCACAAGTTAATATAGAACTAAATGACTTATCAGAGTTTTTTGGTTTATGTGCTTGTGCAAGACCTAAACCTAAAACTTTACAAGACGCTCTAACTCCACCGAAACCTGAAGAACAAAAAATGCATTTAGAGTTAGAGAGTTTCTTTAATAGACTTTCTAGTTTTGAAAATGCGTTAGAAGAACAAATTACAAAACCTAAAGTAGAAGAAAAAATAGAAGAAGTACAAGAAGAAAAATCAAGCACTCAATTACTTGCAGACGCTATGAGTAAATATACTAAAGGGGCACCAGAAACTATTACTGAAGAACCATCTGAGTTAGATAAAATTAAAGAAGAATTTAGACACTTTAAAGAACAAGTTATTAAACAAATGGCGTCTATTGGTGGCGGTGGTGAAGTCAATCTATTAAAATTAGATGATGTTGATACTGGCGCTTTAGCTGATGGTAAAGTATTATCTTATAATGCCTCAACAGGTAAGTTACAATTTACAACAGCAAGTAGTGGTGCCTCTAACTTAACAGATTTATCAGATGTAGATACATCAAGTCTGGCAGATGATTCTATCATGCAATACAATTCATCAACAGGTAAATTTGAATTTACAAATGAATTAGACGGAGGTACTGTATAATGCCTGTTGCAATTAAGATAAAAAGATTTGAAACTGCTGGTGATGTGCCAAATACTTCAGAGTTAGTAGATGGCGAAATTGCTGTTAATATTGCAGATAAAAAAATCTATGTAAGAGATGGTTCTACTATCGTTGAAATGACGGCAGATTTAAGTGCCGTTGCTGAAGATATATTACCTGACGGAGACGGAACAAGAAATTTAGGTAGTGCAACTAAAAGGTGGGCAGAATTATTTTTAACAGGTTCAACAATTAACTTGGGTGGTGCAACAATTGATTCAGACGGAACTGGTACTGTATCAGTATCAGCGACAGGTGTAACATTGCCTAGAGAATCAAAAGATGAAGATGGTAATAAACTTTCTATACAAGGTTCGGGCTCAACAGGTCAAGCAATTAGAAAAGTACCATTTTTTACAGCGTCTGGAGGTTTATCAACACCTAATAAAAGATTTGAATTTAATGCTATAATTGACAATAAAACGGCATTTGGCGACGCTAATCACACATTTACAAAGTCAAATGGCTCTAGTGGATTAGCAAGTGCCGATGTAACTCTATTTCAATTTTAGATAAATAGTAGACAAGAGAGAGGAAAGAGATGTCAGCTAAAACACCGATACGAGGCGTATTTGATAGTGGTACAGCCACAGGACTTGCCGAGTTTCAATCAGGCGAATTTATAGCGCTCACACATGGTGGGTTAGGTGCCTCTTTATCTATTGGTTCAGCAGGACAAGTCTTAAAAGTAAACTCTGGTGCTTCAGCGTTAGAGTTTGGTAATGTTGAGGCGATTGTAAATATAGATGGTGCAACTGATTTAGAAAGTGCTACACTAGCCGCTAGCGATAAACTATTAATATCAGATGGTGGCACAGAGGGTAGAGCATTATTATCACAAGTAGATACTTTATTTTCAGGTACAACAAATACACTTACAAATAAAACAATAAGTGGTAGTGCAAATACTTTATCAAATATTGGTAATAGCTCATTAAGTAATTCAAGTGTAAACTTCGGTGGAGTTACAGTATCTCTTGGTGCTTCTGATACAACACCTGCTTTTGATTTATCAGACGCTACTAATTATCCAACATCTTCATTAACAGGTACAATTACAAATGCTCAATTAGCAGGTTCTATCTCAAATGATAAATTAGCAGGTTCAATTGCAAATAGTAAACTTGCAAATTCAAGTTTTACTCTTGTAGATACATCTTCAACATCTACACAAATTACTTTAGGTGAAACATTAAAAATTCAAGGTACTTCTAATGAAGTAGATACTTCAGTAAGTGGTGATACAATAACAATTGGTTTACCAAATAATGTAACTATCACAGGAAACTTAACTGTAAACGGAACTACAACAACTGTATCATCTACAAACACAACACTTGCAGATAGTTTATTAGAATTAAACTCAGGTGCTGGTTCAAATGCAAATGATTCTGGTATTATAATAGAAAGAGGTTCAACAGGTGATAATGCTGTTGTAATGTGGGATGAATCAGCAGATAAATTTGTTGTTGCAACTACAACAGCTACGGCAGATTCTACTGGTAATATATCACATACAAAAGCAGACTTTGAAGGTGCAGAGATAAAAGGTTCTACTGGTAATTTTGTATCAACAGGTGTTGGCACAGTTTTAACTGTATCAGGTACCGGTGATAGTAGTAGTGCTGGTCCAGATTTAGTAATTAAAAGAAACTCTGCTAGTCCGGCAGATAATGATTCATTAGGTGGTGTAGTATTTAAAGGTGAAAATGACGCTGACCAGGCAGTTACTTATGGTAAGATAATGGCAAACGCATTAGATGTAACAGATGGCACAGAAGACGGACAATTAGATTTTAAAGTAGTAACAAATGGTTCAACAGCTACTGTTGCAACATTAGATTCTACAAAACTATTTTTAAATACAGGCACAGATATTACTTTTGAAGGTAATACGGCAGACGCTCACGAATTAACATTAACTGTTGCAGATGGCATAGACGCTGATAGAACAGTTACTTTACCAAATGCGACTGGTACTGTTGCATTAGAGGGTACTGTTACAACAGGTTCAACAAGTATTACAACAAATATAGGTGCTAGAACTTTTGAGACTGAAAGTTTAGATACACCTGTTGGTTTTATTACTATTGCAATAGGGGGAACTAACTATAAATTGCCTTATTATAGTGCATAAATAGTATAGAGGAATTAAGATATGGCAAACCCAAACACAAGAGAATCACTAAAACAATACTGTTTACGAGCATTAGGTAAACCGGTAATTGAGATAAATGTTGATGATGACCAACTAGAAGATAGACTAGATGAGAGTTTACAATATTTCGCACAATATCACACAGATGGTATTCGTAGAACTTATCTAAAATATAAACTTACATCAGATGATAAAACAAGATTAAAAAATGCAACAAGAAGTAGTGAATCTGCTACAGATTTAGAAGAATCTGGTGTATCAACAACACATGTTGAACAAGACAATTATTTAGTTATACCTGATAGTGTAATATCAGTTACTAATATATTTCCTTTTTCAGATAAAGGTAATCTAAACTTATTTGATGTTAGATATCAATTAAGACTAAATGACTTGTATGACTTTTCTTCTACATCAGTAATTAACTATGATGTAGTATTAAGACACTTAGATTTCTTAGACCATATTTTAGTAGGTGAAAAACCTCTTAGATATAATCAATTAGATAATAGATTATACATTGATATGGATTGGGCAAACGATTTAGATGTAGATGAATATTTAATTATTGACTGTTATAGAAAATTAGACCCTGCTACATTTACAGATGTATTTAATGACATATGGGTCAAGAGATACACAACACAAAAATTTAAATTACAATGGGGTCAAAACTTGTCTAAGTTTGCAGGCGTTACTATGATAGGTGGCGTATCACTTAATGGTAATGAAATCATGCAACAAGCAGAAGCTGAGATAATGAAACTAGAACAAGAAGTCAGAACAAACTATGAGGAACCACCTCACTTGATACTAGGATAACACCATGCCAACAAATCATTATTTTCAAGGTGGTAACGGCATAGGTTCATCAGAAGAAAAGAAACTTTTTGAAAACTTAATTATTGAAGGTTTAAAAATCTATGGACATGATGTCTATTATCTACCTAGAACTTTAGTAAATAAAGACCTTATACTTGGCGAAGATGTTGCAAGTAAATTTAATGCAGCCTATCTTTGTGAAATGTATATGGATACAACTGAAGGATTTGCTGGCGAACAAGAATTAGTAAGTAAGTTTGGTCTAGAGATTAGAGAAGATACAACATTTACTGTATCTAAAAGAAGGTGGGAAGATATTGTCGGAGACCCTGCTACACAAATAGTCTCTGATAGACCAAACGAAGGCGATATCATTTATATGCCTTTGATGAATAGTTTCTTTGAGATACTATTTGTTGAAGACCAAGAACCTTTCTTTCAATTAGGCAACTTGCCTGTTTACAAACTAAGAGTAACTAGATTCGAGTACTCATCAGAGAGACTTGATACTGGCGTTGCGGATATTGACGCCGCTGAAGATAAATTCTCACTTGATATGTTGGCACATCAAATGAGTTTAGAAAACGAAGATGGTGCTTTACTACTTGAAAATGATAGAGCAAGTGGTGACCCTAATTACTTCTTACTTGAAACTTATGCAGTACAAACACAATCTCCTTATGCAGATAATGTTGATTTAGATAATGAGGCAGGTTTTGATACAGCAAGTGTGGGTGATGATATACTAGACTTTACAGAACGCAACCCATTTGGTGAGGTAGACTTCTAATGTTCGGTGATTATTTTTACAATCAAACTTTAAGAAAAATGACTATTGCCTTTGGTCAGATATTTAATAATATACAAATTAAAAGAAAAGATTCAAATGGTAATGTAGTGCAATCTATTCGTGTGCCATTAGCATATGCACCTAAAGAAAAGTTTCTTACAAGACTAGACCAACAACCTAATTTAAATGATAGACAATTTGCAGTTACTTTACCTAGATTATCTTTTGAGATAACAGGTCTTTCATATGATGGTGAAAGAAAACTTACAAGAGTACAAAAGTATAAAACTGTAAAATCTAACATTGATGGCAAAGTTATGAATTTTAATTATACGCCTGTGCCATATAATTTAAGTTTTTCTTTATACTCTTTTACAGCAAGTGCAGAAGCAGGTCTTCAAATAGTAGAACAAATACTACCTTTCTTTCAACCGGATTATACTGTTACTATAAATGCAATACCAGAGTTAAGTATAAAAAGAGATGTGCCTATTATATTAAATAGTGTAAATTATGAAGATACATATGACGGTGGATATACAACAAGAAGAGCTGTAATATACACAATGAATTTTACTGCTAAGACTTATCTGTTTGGACCTGACGCTACTAATAAAACAATTAAAACTGTGCAGGTTGATATGTATGATGATACAGACACAACAAATAAAGCAAGAGTAGAAAGAGTTACTACAACCCCTAATCCTACAAGTGCTGACGCTGATGATGATTTTGGGTTTACAACAGATATAGAATTTTTTGAAGATAGTAAAAAATACAATCCAGACACAGATACGGATGAATAAATAGAATTATATAATTAACAGGTGATTTTATTATGTTATTAGATACTTATTTTTATCATATACCTAAAGCAATACCTTCACACACTTGTGAAGATATTATTAAATTCGGCAAGTCTTTAAATCCTAAACAAGCAAAAACAATGTCTAGTAAAGATATGTTATCTGGTGATGAAAAAAAAGAACATACAGAAAAAATTAGAAGTTCAAAAATTGCGTGGATTTATTCAACAGATTCATGGGTATTTCGTGAATTAACTCCTATTCTTGATTATGCAAATAGAGCTTGGGGATTTAATATCAGTAGGTATGAAAATATTCAATTTACAGAATATGAACCCAGAGGTCATTATACTTGGCATAATGATAGTATGAAAAATCCAATGAATTTAAAAAATATGCAGAGAAAATTATCCATGATTGTGCAGTTATCAAAACCAGAAAATTATGAGGGAGGAGATTTAAGATTTAATTTAAGAGGTTTAGATTCTTGTCTAGATGATAATGTAATGAGTCCACCGCCAGATTTTAAACAACAAGGTTCTATTGTTATATTTCCTAGTTTTTTATGGCATAAAGTAGAGCCAATAACAAAAGGATTAAGACACTCACTAGTAATGTGGGCATTAGGAGGAAATTGGAAATGAGTTTACATGATAAAAAGTATATTGTAATTAGAAAAATATTATCAAAAGAAATAGTAAAAGTTTATTATGATTATATGGTAAACAAAGAAAAGACATGTCATACTCTTATTAATAATGGGCAAATAAATCCCTTTTCTTCTGATTATGGATTTTTTAATGACCCACAAGTTTCAAATGCGTATAGTTTATACGGAGACCAGTTGTTTGATAACATGATAATAGATTTAAAACCTAGAATTGAAAAAGAAACTGGTCTTAAATTAAAAGAGATGTATTCTTTTGCTAGAAATTATAGACAACAAAATGAATTAAAAAGACATAAAGATAGAGGTTCATGTGAAATATCAGGAACAATACATTTGGGCGGAAACCTATGGCCGATTTACATAGACCCAAATCCAGAAAATGGTTACTATAACCATGATAAAGAAAAATATATTTCTTCAGGAGAAAAGGGTGTAGAAATTTTGTTAGAGCCAGGTGATTGTATGATGTATTTAGGATGTGAAAATGAACATTGGAGAAATCCTTTACTTGATAAATCTTGTTGTCAAGTTTTTATACATTATAAACAAACAAAAAATATAAAAAGTGAAGATGAATTATGGGATACAAGAGCTGGTCCTGGTATGCCTGATT